ATAACATGAACACACTAGAACCTAACGCACTATTTGACACACCAGAAAGCACAGATGCACTAGCGCAATGGCTTGACGGATTCAACGGTAATGAAAAGATGATTGCATTAACTGCCGCATCTATGGCATGGAACCTAGCAGCAAAGTTAGTCAACGATAAGGAGACAACATCATGAAGAAACTAGTAGAGGCCATGAAAGATTGGCAAGGCTTACAAGAAGGTGAGATATTCGGAGTGATCAGCACATACTTTTACAATGGTGAACACTGGTATGTATTACTAGATCAGAACAGCAACAAGCAGTGTTGGCCTACGTGTTTCTTTAATGATGTAGAGGAGATAAAACAATGAGTAGAGAAGAGTTTTTTGAATGGTTGGACACATGCCCGACCCACAAGTGGGAAATTACTCACGAAGAGTACGGCCACGTTGTCGTGTCTTTTCCTAATGATGAAGAAGATGAAGAAGATGCTGTATAAAACTATGACTAAACTTAGCAAGAGAGAACAACTTTTAATCTTAGTGGCTGATCTAGGTTGGGACTACTACAAAATGTCCAGTTCAGGTCAACAGACATACGACAAGCTATGCAAACTGCTAGGCATCGAAGTACCACAAGACGAGGTGACGCTATGACTGAACTACACAGATATGACCCGAAGACATGGCTTGAAACAGTGTATGAGGCACTGCAACACATACCAGAGGATGCAATGACACCAGAACAAACCGACGACTTGATGTCAGCTATGGCATGGATCACAGAGGACTTTAACTTTGAGATAGACACTGATCCAGATTCACCAACCAATGGGGAGCTAGTAAGAACATGAATCTACAATTAGCGATTGATATATCTATGCAGTTAGTACCTGCTGACCACGAAGAAGAAATAGAAGCATGGCAATACCTTATTGACACAGGCATGGCTTGGAAGTTTCAAGGATGGTATGAACGCAAAGCCAAGCGATTGATTGACGAAGGTGTATGCACATACACAGACAGAGCAGACGAGAGGGTACAACTATGAACGTACAGCGGGATTTACTTGTGCATTGCTTAGAATGTGACAACACATATCGTGAAAGCGAGGAACTATTCGTCGTGAATAACGACCATTGGGACGAGCTTATTGCGGTATGTCCACACTGTAACAATCCAGACCCACACAAAACTGTATATGTAGAGGAGACTAACAATGACTAAAGGTATCGTACTATCACTGTATGACTTCACAGGCGAGGCACTCAAGCCTTGGGCAGAGGCAGGGTATTGCTGCTATGCCTTTGACATACAGCATAGCAAAGAGAAACCCAAGTGTGACACATTTGATAGCGGTGGGTTCATTCGCTATGTCCACATGGATTTGTGGAACGTTGATAACATCACAGGTATGCAACGCACATTCGAGAACACTGATGTAGTGTTTGGCATGGCCTTCCCTGTCTGTACTGATCTAGCTGTATCAGGTGCGGCACACTTTGAGCGTAAGCGTAAGGCTGATCCTGAGTTTCAGATACGTGCTAGCAATCATGCACGGTGGTGTGCATCACTGTTCGAGGCACTAGACATTCCATACTTTATTGAGAACCCTGTGTCACGACTAGCTACGCTGTGGCGTAAGCCTAACTACTCGTTCCACCCATATGAGTATGGCGAGTACATCCCTGACGCAGAGGCAGAACATCCACGGTGGCCTGACTACATTGCACCCAAGGATCGCTACACTAAGAAGACGTGCCTATGGACAGGTGGGGGCTTCACTATGCCACCCAAACGTCCGACACAAAAGCCTGACGGATACAGTCAGCAACATCTAAAGTTGGGTGGTAAATCCCAGCGCACGAAAGACATACGCAGTGCTACGCCACGAGGGTTTGCACGTGCAGTGTTTGAAGCTAACGTAAAGGAGGAGGAGTTAGTATGACTTACACATTCACACGAGGTAATAAGAGTATGAGTTTGCATGGCTATGACATTGATCAAGCTATGACTATCGCAGACCTCATGATAAAACAAACTGTTTACGGATACTGGAAATGTAATCCTGAGTACCCTGATCTATATGAATGGAAGGAGATCGTAAGATGCAACTAATTAAACAAGCAGACCTAACACAAGGATGGGAAGCACATCTGTTTGACACAGGTGAGATGCAGGTTCGCAACGGTACGACAGGCGAAGTAACTTGGCTACCGAAAGAAAGTGTTGACACACTGATAAACATCTGCCAAGAAGTAAAGGCAGAAACATTAGCTAAGAAGGAGACAAACTAATGAAACACCAACACAACATCATCCTAAAACACTTACGTGCTACCAAAGGTTTGACTGTACGTGAGGCAATGATTGACTACTCTATTCAATCTTTCACCAAGCGTATCAGTGAACTACGCAAGCTAGGCTATCGCATTGACGGTGTTAAGTCTAAGCATCCTGTAACTGGTCAACGCTATACACGCTACGTGTTAGTCGATGAACATAATGCAGCATAAAGGTAAATACATAGGGTATGGTGATGACGGTAAAGTTGTCATCATATCCCGCAACAAAAAGATAGTCATCAAGTACATACAGAAGGAGACACAGCAATGAGGTACACAGTAGAGTTTTACACAGAGGATGACTTTATGTTTTGTGTATATACAACATATAATAAACGTAAAGCGTTAGCTAGAATTAAATACATGGATAAGCTAAACGGATATGCGGAGATGCACTATGTCTACGCTTAACTACACACTCATGGCTTCACTGCTAGCTACACCTATCCTAGCTGAACAGACAGTGACAGGCACAATAGAAGATCACTATTCGTATTACACAGAGCGAGTACCAGAAACTAAACGTGTATGTCAAACCGTCCAGGTTCCTGTGTATGAAACACGCAAGAAGAGTGCTGATGGTGGTGACGTACTAGGTGGTATGATCATTGGTGGACTACTAGGCAAGGCACTCACAGGTAATGACAAAGGTGCAGGAGTAGGTGCTGTGATCGGTGGTGTCGCAAGTGCTGAACGCAATAAGACTGAGCAGGTAGTGACAGGCTATCGTGATGAACTACAATGCGAGACTGTCGAGACATACCGTGAAGTAGAACGTGACCAGTACGAATATAGTATCTTGACTTTCCGTCTGGATGGTGCAGAGTATAGTGTAACTTTTATCAAGTAAGGAGAACACAATGCCTAAGTACAATGTAGAGAACCTAAAGAACATCCATCGTTATCACAACGAACTGCAACAACAGATTGATGACGCTGATTGGATGGGACAGTATGATGATATAGAACACCTACGTGCTGAGTTGAAACATGTTAAGGAGGCACAGGATAATGGTGATGTCTGGTATCCTATGTTCTAAGATATGCATGTAATACCTGCACTGTTCATAATTATTTACTTAGTAGCTTTCGTGTGGTTTATATACGATACGAACAAAGGAAACGGAGATGGTAGGAACCGAAGAAGATGACCCGACAGATGATGTTACACACTGGATTGGCAAGATACCTAAAGAGAGTACTGACGAGCCTGAGCGTACTGATCAACGTACTACTAGGAGGTCAAAACAATCAGACGTTCAGCGCAAGAAACCACCAGTGGCAGAGAGAGGGTAAGCCTAACATAGTATACTTCATTGACCTACTGCTAGGCAAAGGTCACTGCGTAGAGTGTTGGGCTTACTGGAAAGTGAGGAGAAAGTGGTGATAAACATTCCAGGTAAGACAGCAAGTGTACGTGACATAGTGTATTACTACTTGCACAGTGACAACTACAAACGTTTATCAGGTAAGTCACAGCGTGAGTATGCTACACAGTTAGAGAAAGCACTTGATACTGTAGTAGAAGGTAAGCCTCTTGGTAGCTACCGTGCACGTTCACTCAAAGCTAGACACACTAACCTAGCTTATCAGCAATGGCTACAGACAGGTACGCACACAGCTAACTATCGTAAGGCTACACTCAGTACAGCATGGCGTTACTGTATGCGTCTTGATGTAATGGAGAACGATCCAGTCAGACTGATCAAGACTGAGAACCCTAAGCCACGCAAGGTTAAGTGGACACGTGATCAAGTGTCAACCTTTCTTGACACAGCATACTCAGACTTCAAGTGGCGCAGCATTGGGTTGATTGTACACATGGCATACGAATGGGCGCAGCGTGTAGGTGATATGCGTGTCTTGACTTGGGATGAGGTAGACTTAGATGCCCAGCGCATTGACCTAACACAAAGTAAGCGTGGAGCAGATGTTCATTTACCTATCCCAGAGGCTCTGTGTGCCATGCTACAGCAGCAGAAGGGAGACTTTGGGTTCCAGACCTACGTAGCACCCAAGACAACGCCTGTAGCAGGAGCTTATGTGCCTTACCCAGTAGATCAAATTGATGATGCTATCAATGAAGTCAAGGATGCTGCAGGACTACCAAAGAATATTACTGCTATGGACTTACGCCGTACTGCTATCACTGAGATGGTAGAGGGTGGCGCTGACCTGGCTCACATCATGCAAGTCAGTGGACACCGTAGCCCTGATTCAGTTACACCTTACATGGTAAACACATTCAGTGGTGCTAAGACTGCACTGGCTAAGAGAGGAGGACGTGATGAGTAAAAATAAATATCAACTTAAACACCAACAAAGTAAAAAAGCCAGGGGATATAAGTATAAAAGTATTATAGATAGATACAAAATGTTTTGCGGTTGTAAGGTTTGCGGTTATAAGAAACACCACGTAGCCTTACATCTTAACCATAAAAACCCTATTAAAAAGAAAGGTACTCTTTCTGATGTTATATATTCTTGGGGTTGGAACAAAATAAAAGAAGAAATTAGAAAGTGTGAAGTTCTTTGTGCTAATTGCCATTCCATTCATACATATGAAGAAAAACATTGGAAAATTAGAAGAGAAGAAGCTAATGCAGAACGTTAAGAAGTACGTAGAAGGTCTTGATATAAAAGAAGGAATGCAATACCGTGCTACCTGTCCGTGGTGTGGTGGTAAGAACACATTCACTGCTACCAAAGAGGATGGCACTGTGCTATACAACTGCTACAAGCTTGACTGTCGCATCAAGGGTGCAACCAGTACAGGTATGACAGCAGAAGAGATCATGGGTAGGTTACGCCCACAAGAGAAACACAAACAGAAAGAGGAACAAGAGTTGCTTACGTGGCCTGAACATGTAGTGTCACCCAGCGCAGAGCACACACTACACACTAAGTTTGTCA